ATTATATTTTGTATATTTGTATAACTAATAATAAATAATAAACAATGAGTGAAGATTTTTTCAAGAGAAAAGGAAGTAAACAAGCAAATGGATTTGATCCTACAAATATGGACGATGATTTTGTTGCTTGTGGATTAGACAAAAAGGAATTTCAAGTAAGATACGAGGGTATGTTTAAAGACATAGAACTTGATATAGAGAATGAAAATCCTGTTGTAACATTAACACAAGCAATGGTAAATGGATTGTCTCACAGAGAGCTTGCTTTCCTTGCAGCTAAAGAAATAGCTAATCAAGTAATGGAAGAAGTAATTGCTGAACAAGAAAAAAAGAAAAAAAAATAAATTATGGCAAATAAAATTTTAGTAACAGGTTATAGTGGAACAGGTAAAACTTACTCACTAGCAACCTTAGATCCAAAAGAGACATTTATTATATGTCCAGACGAGAAAGCTCCTCCATTTAGAGGTTGGAAGAAAAATTACATTATGGTGGATGAGAATGGTAAATTCAATCCTAATACATGTAATTATTTCAAGACTACTAATTGGGATAAGATTAGAAGTGCTATGGATTTTGTGAGTAAGAATAGAACTGACGTTAAAACTATTGTGATTGATACAATTACATATGCAATGATTGGTGAGTTTATGGACAAAGCTAAGACTGTAGGTTTTGCTAAGTTTACTGAGATGGGTGATAATGTTTACAAGACATTAAAATCTATTGATGGACTTAGAGATGACCTTACAGTAATAGTGATGGCACACACAGAAACTAAGAGCTTTAATGGAACTGACAGAACTGTATTTGGTGTACCAGGTGGTAAACTAGTACAGGATGTAGTTAAACCTGAAGGAATGTTCAGTATTATATTGGAAACAGTTGTACAGAAGAAAGGTAATGAAGTTGAATACGGCTTCATGACTCAAAACAATACGACTAATATGGCTAAGAGTCCAGCAGAAATGTTTGGCTCACAAATCATACCTAATGATATGGCAGCAGTGCTTAAGGCAGTAACAGTATTTGAAGAAGGAGAATAAATAAGCAATTGGGAGGTGAAAGCCCTCCCATTTTTTAACATTAAAATTAAAACACACAATTAAAATGGAAACGACAATAATTTTTGGTTCTAAAAGACTAGGACAACAATTGGCATCATTCTCATCTGGAGACAAGTATTCAGATAGAGCAGTAGTAACAGTAGAAGGATATAAAGGTGCGGGTAAATCTCGTAGATTATTATTCAATACTAAGGCAGCAGGTTTACTTGGCCTAGATAGTGGAGAAGTTCAGGAGTTAGTTTTTGCCTCTGTAGAAGGAGTAAGCCGTCAGGTTTTAGTAGCTAACAAGAGTTTAGTTCCTGAAGCTGACCAAGCAAACGTAGTGTCATACAAGACATCTAAGAACAAAGTATCTAATGGAGAAGACACGAAAGAGAAAAGTAAAGCAATTACTTCATCGTTCTTTACCAAAGAGGTATTTGGATTTTTAGGATTAGACGAGGATAAAGGTAATGCAGAATTTTATTTAAACTCTTTTGCAGGTTCTCAAATTGAAGCTCACGCTTTAGTACCTGTTGGAGAAGAGGTTGTAATAGAAACAAACCTTGGTTCACATACTATGGCTGATGTTCAGGAATCTATAACAACAGAAATTGCTAAGCAAGAAGCTACAGACAACATCCTTAGTGATGAAGTAGAAGTACAAGCTGAAGCAATTGAAGTTGTAGAGGAAGAGGTTTTACAATCAGAGCCACAACAAGATCAACAAGACGATTCAGACTCAGAGTGGGACTAATTAAGTAAATTATAGTAATGGTAAAGGGAGTCGCCATAAAAGACTCCCAAATTTTAATACAATAATAGATTATGAGTGCATTCGGAAAAGAACAAAGTGCAGGTGGTTCAGTGAAAAAATTACACACTGGAGCTGCTAATTTTAAAGTAGTAGGTTTAAACCCTACAAAGCAGGAGTTAGAGGCTATTTATGGCCGTGAGTTAAACTTTGATCCAGAGTATATTGGAACAACAAAGGTTACTGACTCTGATGGAGAGAGAGAAGTTACTCAGATTAGGTTAGATTTCTACCTAAGCAACGAAGAATCAGGATTAACTGAGAAGATACAGTTTTATGTAGCTGATACGCATCACAGGTCTCAAGGTGGGAAATACAAAGTGATTAATTCATTTGGTAAGGACACTTGGCTAGAAGAAGATGCTATCAAAACTAAAACTCTTCCAGAGAACATGCAATGGTTCAATAATGATGGGTTAAAAGTAGCTAAACGAGGTGAAGTTGAATTGATTTCATTCCTTGTTAACTTACTTAACCTTCCATTTGACTTGCGTAAGGTTTCAGATCCGTCTGAAGCATATGCTCGTATCGATAAAGAGGAGTGGGCCAAGATCTTTCAGGGAGATGTATCTCTATTGAAAGGTATTATCGACAATACTAACAACAAGATTGGTGTCTTATTAGGTGTTAAAACTAAAGGAGATGGTAAATTAGTTCAGACTACATTTAACCGTCATACTTTACGTCAATACGTAATCGGATCAACTAGAGCTGAGAAGTTCAAGTATGTCTTGAAGGATCTTAAGTCTGCACAAGACGCAGGTTCCTTTGGTAATGTTGATTTTGGACCATTAGATCTTTCTATTAGAGAGTTTTCAGTAACTCCAACAGAGATTTCTTCTAGTAACACAAATCAGTTTGATGCTTTTGCTACGGCAGAACCATCATCTGATGCAGTGACCATGGCTGATGATGACTGGCTATAATATATAGCTTAATTAATTTAATAGACCCTCACATAAATGTGGGGGTTTTTTAACCTTTAAAAACAACTAAAATGGGTTTTGGAAAAAGTAGAAGTTATAAAGACTTACCTACATCTGCCGCTATACTGGCCGTTGTAAGTGAGATTGATATATTTTCTTATTACTTAGGAGGTACAATACCAAATAAGCCAATAAGTAGTCCTTTACGGGAAGATACATCACCATCATTTAGTTTGTTTCATAGTAGTGAACATGGGATAGTCTTATATAAGGATTTTGCAACAGGTGAAGTAGGAAACTGCTTTGTATTTGTTATGAGACTCTTTAATTTAAGTAGTAAAATCGAAGCAATTAATAAAGTTGCAGCTGATTTTAGTCTTAATCAATTTGAGATTCCTAATTCTATTACTTCCCAACCAATAAATTTAACTTACACTAAAAACAGAAAAAAGACCCTTAATACGGGCAGACTGAAAATTAGTGTTACAGTTAGAAACTGGTCCATTAAGGACAAGGATTATTGGGAAGGTAAATATGGACTGACTAAACAACAACTTGAATTCTGTAATATACACCCTATATCTCATTACTTTGTTAATGGATACTGCACCAAGACACAAGATAACGCTTACGCATTCGTAGAAGAGAAAGATAATATTCAGACATTTAAAATCTATCAGCCTTATGCTGACAAAGAGAATAAATGGATTAATAATAATGACTTCTCTACCTGGGAATTGTGGACGCAGCTTCCTGATAACGGAGAGGTATTAATAGTAGCTAGTAGCCGAAAGGATGCACTAGTTATAAAAAGTTTATTTCCAACAAATCAAATAACAGCATGCTCATTACAGAGTGAAGGAGTTAATCCTAAAAGAAATGTTATTGATGAAATTAGAGGTAGATTCAAAGAAGTATATATAATGTATGATAACGACTTCGATAGTAATAAAAATAGAGGAAGGATTGCTGGTGCCAAACTAGCTTCCCAGACAGGTTTTACACAAATAGAGATTCCAGACGAAGCTCAAGTGAAAGATCCATCTGACTATATAGAAAAATTTGGCAAACAAAAATTAAAACAATTAATTCAAACATTAATAATTAAATAACAATCACCATGATTACAAGAAAAATTAATACCAATTTAATGAAAAAGTTAGAGACATTCAGAGTAATGGCTCTAGGAGAAGCAATACAAACTCCGATCCTATTAATAGGACCTCCAGGTGTTGCAAAAACTGCCGCAGTAATTGATTTTGCAAAGGCATCTTTAGGAAAACTAAAGGGTGAGGATTTATTCTTGCTAGAAACTGACGAAGGAACTAAAAGTAACGCTGTAAAAGGTAATGTTGATTTAGAGGCCTTAACCACAACTAACCAGTACAAAATTAATTCTCCAGTAACGAGAGCTAAGGTTGTAGTTGTTAATGAGATTGACAAAGCGTCAGCATCATTGAGAAATAGCTTGTTAGGTATAATGAATGAGCGAGTACTATTTAACGGTAAGGATAAACTACCGTGTAAATGGACAAATTTTATTGCAACATGTAATGAAATTCCTGATGACGAGAAAGATTCTCCATTCTGGGATAGATTTTTAATCACTCACGATGTAAAGAGATTGAGCCCTAATGACATGATGAAGTATTATAACAAGGGAGGTAAGACTTTCAGACAGAATCATAATGTTACATTGCCTGAGCAAGCTGATATTGACGCCATCACTTTAGATGACAACAAGCTTAAGATTGTTCTAGACACATGTCACCCATTACTTTCTGACAGAGCTCTATCATTCCTACCAACATTGATCAAGAATGTTATGATTGTATGGTCATTTGATGAGAGTAGAGGTATGATGAAGACTGCTGAATTATTAGTTGGTAAGAATGCCGCTAAGGATTTAGCTAAGAATCTAGTTCCTGCTCCTATTAGAGTAATATATGATGCAATCGATGTGATTGGACAATGTAGTTCTTCATCTGACTATAACGACAAATACGATACTTTTGAGAAAGCCTACAAGGCTGCTGAGAGTTTAGGATTGTTGACTGACGGTGAGAGAGATCAACTTAAGAGTAGAATGGAAGCTGAGGAAGCTAAGCTTGATTTTCTGAATGATGATGAAACAACATTAAATAACTAATGTCATTATTCAATAGAAAAGAAGGATCTAATAGAGGGTGGGGCATTCAAGCTCCATCCTACGATCCATACGGAATGTATACAAACTCCACACCAGGAGTATTTGGATATAGAAAAGACGAGCACGTAGTAATGCCGGGAACGACATTTTACGAACAACAGAGACTTTCTTCGGTTATAGACTATGTAGCAAATAATAATGAGGGAAAATGTAGTTTACAGCCATCATTAATTCATGATGTCTACAGTATGTACGTAAACAAGGATGTTAAGAGAAGACCTGACAATGGTAAAAACTCAAGCAGACATAAAGTTCTAGATGCAGTTTATGATTCTTTAACAAAGGTTGTTACAACTGATTCACCTTTATTTAGTCAAATATTATTGAGAGAACTAGCATTAGCTCTTCAATTTATAGACGAGCAGGTAAGAGAGGAGCAGTCAAAAGGAGGGACTGGAGACGGAGGCTTAGAAACTGAACTAGGAGGCAAAGGAGCTGAAGGTGAAGGTGGAGAAGGTCAAGGTCAAGAAGGTCAGGGCGAAGGTGAAGGAGAAGGAGATGGAGAGAATGCTGAAGGCAATAAATCAGCTGGATCAGGTACAGGACAGGATTCCACTAGGGATCAACTATCTGAGAATGCAATTGACAAGGCTCTTGAGGCTTCCAAAGATCTAATACAGGGAGCTAAAGATAAGGCTGACCAAAAGATCAAGGAGTTAGAGGATCAGCTTGGAAAAGAAACACTAAAAGATCTTGCTGGTCAGGATCCAGGGTTTTTGGATAAGCTTGAGAATGTTAGAGAGATAATCAAGGATGTTACACTAAATAGAAATAGTGTGCGTAAAGTTCTTGAGAAGATTCTAAATAAGTCTCAGAACTATTTCTCAACTAAGCACACAAAGATAGAGGAAAGTCTATTTGATTGTGAGGAGTGTGATGATTTGTTTGGTCTAGAGTTTCTTAATCCAATCTTTAAGAATGCTGAGCTCATGAATATAGGAAACGAGTCTAGAGTTTACAGAGGTAAATTCGACTTATTTCTAGATTGTTCTGGCTCTATGGGTTATACAGAGGAGTTTGAAGGAAAGAATATAAAGATGATAAACCTTGTGAAAGGTATCGCTATGACCATGCATAAGATGGGACTAATAGAGAATCTTTATTTCTTTGATAACGATCTGTATCAGATTAATAATGTTAATGAAGTTACTATTTTAACTTTCTCCAAAACAGGAGGAACAAACTTCAATAATGTTGTTAGGAAGATAAAAGAGAACAATAACAATTCAGTTATAATCACAGATGGCGAAGACGGTTGTAAACTCTATGATAAGAGAGCCTTTTGGATTGGAGTTGGAGGAACTCAGCTTCAGGGCTATGGTGGTAGCGAAGATGCGTTTAAAACGTACCGTGAAGCTAATCAGTGTGTAACATATAATCCAGGAACAAGTAGTTTCGAGTATTGTAAGTAAAAAGAGATGGTCTTGGTGGTGTTAATTCCCCACCAAGGCTATTAATTATTAATTTAAAAAATAAAGTATGATATTTATACCAGGGAATATTCCCAGCTTAAAAAATAGCAAGGTCAAAACTGCTCGTGGAATATTTAGTTCACCAACAGTGAATAAATTCCTACGGTCAATTGGTATACAGAAGTTTAACTCTCGTAAGAAAGAAGTTAAAGGGTATGTAGACTTGACTAGGCCTAATCAGTTTGAGGCTTTGAGAGAAGAATTCATGAAGATGAAAGCAGCTACTAGTGATCCTATTGTTATAGGTTATCACCAAGTAAGAAATAGTAAGAGGTTATTTGACTTTAGTAATAGTGTAGAAATCGTACAAGATTTGATGACTGCACATGACTTTATAGAGGATGACAATGTTAAACATGTATTTCCTGTACCTATGAGTATTGATGGTCAATTAATTGATCCAGATAACCCACGGGCCTTTCCACTATATAGTGTGGACAAAGAGGGGGCAGGAGTATATATAAAGTTATTTTAGATGGAAGGAATAAAAAAAGAAGCAATAAAACTTATGGATGAAGTATATATGTCTGTAATGAAATTAGCGAGAATAAGTGATACTCGTTTATTTGATGCTTCGAGAATAAAACAGGAAGAAGACATACTTGATAAGATTCAAGAAGTTTTAATTAAAATAGATGAAATTCAAAATCAAATAGAAGATTTATAATATGACAGATAAACAAAAATTAACAGAACCAATATTACAAGAGAATAAGGATAGATTTGTAATCTTTCCTATACAACACCATGACCTTTGGGAATGGTACAAGAAGTCTGAAGCGAGTTTTTGGACTGCCGAAGAGATGGACTTACACGAAGATCTAACACACTGGGAATCAAGGTTAAATGATGATGAGCGATATTACATAAAACATATACTAGCATTTTTTGCAGCTAGTGATGGTATTGTAAATGAGAACTTAGCAGAAAACTTTATTAACGAAGTACAATATAGTGAGGCAAAGTTCTTTTATGGATTCCAAATTATGATGGAGAACATACATAGTGAAACTTACTCATTACTTATTGACACCTATGTTAAAGATGACGAAGAGAAGGATAAATTGTTTAATGCATTAGAAAACTTTCCTGCTATCAAGAAGAAAGCAGACTGGGCTATGAAATGGATTGACTCTCCTAGTTTTGCAGAACGCTTAATTGCTTTTGCAGCTGTAGAGGGAATATTCTTTAGTGGAGCATTTTGTTCTATATTTTGGTTAAAGAAGCGTGGTCTTATGCCGGGGCTTACTTTCTCAAATGAGTTAATCTCAAGAGATGAAGGAGTACACTGTGATTTTGCAGTACACTTACATGAGCACCACCTAATAAATAAAGTACCAAAGGATCGTATTCGTATGATTCTACTAGATGCTTTAAATATAGAGCGTGAGTTTATCACAGAATCTTTACCGGTAAGTTTGATTGGAATGAATTCTGATCTGATGACCCAGTACTTAGAGTTTGTGACAGATAGACTGCTAGAGCAGTTTGGATGTGAGGAAGAATTCAATACTAAAAATCCTTTTGATTTTATGGATATGATTTCTTTACAAGGAAAACCAAACTTCTTTGAGAAGAGAGTAGCAGAGTATCAGAAAGCAGGTGTATTGAACAGCACCAAAGACAGAGACAGTGGAGCAGACAAGATAAGCTTTGACGCAGATTTTTAATAATTAAAAAAAACAAGATGACAAGTAAGTTAAAAATAGCAAACAAAGTCTTTGCTGTATTATCATTTGCAGACATAGTTATGGATAAGCATGAGCTATTTGCATCTCAGGATGAGATATGTTCTTGTGACTTTTCTATACTAGGCTATGAGGATGAAGATGGCAATGAGTGTGATGCTGACGGTGTTTACCCTGGGCAGGATCCAGCACAGACAGATATGTTCATGTAATATTAATAAATAAAACAATAAATATGATTGAAGACCACAACCTAAAAATGTCTGAGGCTGATTACAGGGCCTTAGAGATACCTTCTTATTCTATGCTTTCGAGCATAAGTAAGCAAGGTTTAGATGTTGTTGGTGGAGTTAAGCAATCCTTTAACTTAAAATTCGGTAGTCTAGTAGACTGCATGTGTTTTGAGCCAGATAGGGTTGATGAGTTATTCTATAAAGGAGTAGCTTCCAAGCCACCAACTAGTAATGTAAAGACGATAGTAGATGCACTTCTTTCTGTAGTATTAAAGAGAGAAAATCCAAAAGAAAATGGACCTTTTGTTAGGAAAACTATAAAAAAATCCATATCTTTGTCTGCATACGGACAGCAAATAATATTAGCAGCTAAATCTTTAGGTGTTTATAAAAGCTATAATGATGCAAAAATAGTATCAACAGTAGTTGCTGCAGGTTCTTCTTATTTTCAAGATAAGATGAAGTCTCAAGGCAAGAACATGATCAAACCAGATATGTGGGATCATGCAAATGCCACGGCAAACACCCTATTGTCACACAGATTCACAGCAAAATACTTTGCAAAAGGATTGAAGGATGTACAGATATTTTATCAGTACAAATTTGACACCCAAGTGGGTGGACGTAGAGTGAAAGGTATGCTAGACTGTTTAGTGGTTAACCACAAGCACAAATTAATTTTACCAATTGACTTAAAGACAGGTGAATCTCCATGTAAGGAGTTCCCAATACTTTATACTATGCACAGGTATTACATCCAGGGTGCATTATATAGAGAGGCTTTGATGACCATTGTAGAGAATGATTTTGATTTGGCAGACTATACTGTAAAAGAGTTTGAATTTGTTTACATTTCCAAACTTAATCCAAACAGACCAATGAGATTTTTAGTATCGGAAGATATGCACGAATTGGCTATGAATGGATTCACAGACAGACATGGAGTAGCTTATGAGGGTGTTTGTGAGTTGATGGACTCTTACTATTATAGCAAGGAGAACAACAATGCAGAGTACACTCAGGAGCAAATGGACAATGAAGGATTAATGATAATGAATAGTAACACAATAACAGGAAAATATGAAGCCAATATTTAATTTCGACATAGTAGCAAACAAGAGTAAGACATATATGTTACCTCTATTAATGAAACATGTAAAAATTGAATTTGAGAATTCCATTGTAAATACATACCTGTCCTTCCAAGAGGGGGACAGTGTGTTTTGCATACTTTATAATTGGTCAAGTGCACCAGCATTTTTGGTTTATGAAGGAGTAATAATGGAACATCCAATGTATATTGGTCATGTTGATTACGGAGATAAAGTGTTATATAAATTTAACCTTACTCTCGATATGAAGAAATCAAGACAGCTAATGGTTGATGGTAAACTAAAAGAGTTTCCTGAAGATCATAAGCAATTGATTAGAGACCATATTAAAGAGAGAGGTTTTAAGAACGCCAATAGGATAAAAGAAATAATTGATAGTGATGGGATTTTAATATCTGCAGCACCTGATATGAAATCTGAAAGTTCTGAGACACAAATAAATGAAATAATAATTAAATTAGCACATCCTTATGAAAGTAATAAAGAGGAATAATCGTTCAGTTAATTTCAATCCTAGCAAAATTACGTCTAGGCTTAGAAATTTATCTGATGGATTAAAGGTAAATGCAGATGAGATGGCTATAAAGGTTATTTCACAAATGGCTGATGGGATTACTACAGTTGAACTCGATACATTGTGTGTTGAGATCGCTGCTAGTATGGTTTCCCACCACCCAGATTACAGTACTTTTGCTGCACGAATATTCGTGACACAATTACGTAAAAGTACACCAGAGAGCTTCTCTGAGGCTATGAATAAAGTCCAAGAAACAACAAATGTTTTAGCAGATGAGTTTATGGATTTTGTAGAGCAGAATGAAAAGGAGCTCAATAATATGATAGAGCAAGATAGAGATTATAGCCATGACATATTTGGCTTAAGAACTCTAGAAAAGTCCTATTTGTTGCAAGACCAAGATGATAATGTAATAGAGCGTCCACAGTATTTGTGGATGAGATGTGCAATTGAAACTAGTGCTTATGATATGCAGCAGATAGTAGGAGCATACAGCTTAATGAGTCAAGGATATTACACGCATGCTACACCAACATTATTTAACTCAGGAACAAGATTGTCTCAATTGAGCAGCTGTTTCCTGTTGGCAAATAAAGGTGACAGTATAGATGGATTATTTGACACCATGAAGGATGTTGCTAGAATATCCAAATTAGCCGGTGGAATAGGACTGCATGTTCATAATGTTAGAGCTAAAGGTAGTCACATTGCAGGTACAAATGGTAGCAGTGATGGTCTATTACCTATGATGAAGACGTACAATGAAGTTGCAAGATGGATTAACCAAGGTGGTAAACGTAAAGGTAGCTTTGCTATTTATTACGAACCATGGCATGCTGACATATATACTATGTTGGACTTAAGAAAGAATACAGGTAAAGAGGAGATGAGAGCTAGAGATTTATTCTATGCTATCTGGATGAATGATGAGTTTATGGCAAGAGTAGAAGCTGATGAAGATTGGCATTTATTCTGTCCTAATGTTCTTAAGAAAAATGGATTTGTATTTCAAGAACTAGTTGGAGAAGATTTTGAGGAAGCATACAGAATAGCTGTAGAAAAAGAGCTTTATCAAGAAGTTGTATCTGCTAGAGGATTATGGGAAAAGATTGTAGAGTCACAGATAGAAACCGGTACTCCATATATAGGATACAAGGACAGAGTGAACAAGTCTTCTAACCAACAGAATCTAGGTACAATACAATCTAGTAATTTGTGTATAGAAATCAATGAGTATTCAGACGAGAATGAGCAGGCAGTATGTAATTTAGCATCTGTAGCTTTGCCTAAGTTTGTATTTGAGAGTAGAGGAGGAATAAAGTTTGACTTTAGACTGTTTAGAACAGTTGTCCAACAGGTTATTAGAAATCTTGACAATGTCATAGATGCTAACTACTACCCTACCAAAGAGACTGAAACTAGTAACATGAGACATAGACCAATTGGTTTGGGTGTTCAAGGACTAGCGGATGTTTTTGCTATGATGAAGATTCCTTTTGATAGTGAAGAAGCTAGGGCTTTAAATAAGCAAATATTTGAACACATGTATTACTATGCTACAGAGGAATCTGCTAGATTAGCACTTACACGTGGACAATATAGTACGTTTGAAGGCTCTCCAATGAGTAAAGGAGAGTTTCAGTTTGACTTGTATGATGAAGAAGTTGAGTTATGCGGAGATTTAGACTGGGAAGACTTAAGGAAGAGAGTTGTGTATGGTGGGGTAAGAAATAGTCTTACAATTGCACTTATGCCAACAGCTTCTACTTCACAGATTCTTGGTAACAACGAATGCTTCGAGCCATTCACTAGTAATTTATACACTAGAGGAACTCTTAGTGGTACGTATATCATAAGCAATAAACACTTAGTTAAAGATCTTGAAGAGATTGGGATGTGGACAGAAGAAACAAGGAATGCATTAATGCGTGACAATGGTTCAGTAGTAAACTTACCAATACCAACAGAGATTAAGCAAAGGTACAAGACTGCTTATGAGATGTCTATGAAGGCTGTCATTAATATGGCTGCAGATAGACAGAGATTTGTATGTCAGGCACAGTCTATGAATTTATTCATAACAGACGCTAGTATACAAAAGCTTACTTCTATGCATTTTTATGGATGGAAGATGGGTCTTAAGACAGGTATGTATTATCTAAGGACTAAAGCAGCAGTAGATGCTGTTAAGTTTACAGTAAAAAAAGAAGAAATTAAGGCTGAACAGCTAAGAGCAGAGTATCCTATTACTCCTAAAGAAGCAATAGACCCTAATGACTTCAGAGCAATGATCAAAGCAGGAAGAGAATCATCTGAAGAAGATGAGGACTGCGAAATGTGCGGATCATAATAATAATAAAGGGAGTGTAACAGCTCCCTTTTATTTTAAATCAATATTAATAATTAAAAATCACACAAATGTTTAAAAGAAGAGAATTAAGAAAAGCAAGTCCAGGAGACTTTGTTGCTATACAAACAAATATAGTAGAGAAAATAGTAAATGGAAAAGAGTACAAGTCAAACAGCTTTAATACTTACCAGGGAAGAAAACATTCCTCGTATATTAGTAGTGGTGCATTTGCAAAAAGTCATGCACCACATAATCAGATATCTCCCGTAGATGCAGCTATCATGCTGTATAAGGGTCCATCTATGTATTCAAATGACTTAATTGAAGTTGTGCCAATACTGTTTCATGGTGAAAACTATGATAATGCAGGAATAAGAAAGGGTGTATCTCAAGGTCCTTTTTATGTCAATAAGAACGATGTAGATATACTTGGTAGTGGCTCTATAAAGGCTTCTATAAAGTCTGTAGGATACAGGAGAGCACAATCATCTCTAGAGTATATTAATGATTGGGACTCTCTTGGGATTCACAAACATGAAGCTAATCGAAAGATTACATCTTTAATCCAAGAAGTAAGAGATGAATCTTAAGAGCAGAAGAGAGCAAAGATTGATAGATGATGAAGTAGAGAGAAGAGTGTATAACAGAAACATTAAAGCAATGACATTCTGTAACAATAATGGGCTGGTGATATATCCATCAGCTCAATCTCACAATTCTAATTTATTAAAGGTCTTTGTACAGAGAGGAGATATATTCAAGCCACTTAGTGAAATAGAATATGATCAGACGAAGAGTAAAGAGGTTAATGCCTATATAGCGGCAATAGACACAGAATATGAGAGGCTCTATCTAAAAATGAAGGATAGAGACAATGTTAACAACAAATCACAAGATAAAGAATGAAGCAAATATACCTCAAAAGAAATTAATTTGGTGATTTGAATTAATGTTAATGTTGAATGAGAAAACCCCAGCCATATCGGTTGGGGTTCTTTCTTTATTACAAGTCGTGCTGACTTTTTTTTACTTACGTTGCTTACATTCCAAATCCTTGTAAGAATTTTGTAGCATCTTTAAGCTCATCTAAATTCTTAATGTTCGGGAATAGTTTCGTTACCATATGAGCAACCTTCAATTGGTCCTTTTTACTTCCTGAGATATATTTTCCTGAAGGGTCATGAGTTAATTGATATATTAATCTAGCTATGTTCTTAAGATTACCAACTGCAGCCGTAGGAGTTGATGCAATTTTCATTGCCTCCATAGGGTTCGTGAAGAATGTCAATTCAGACTTCTGTCTACTTAATAGATAGATAGCTAATATGTCATCATCAGGCTCACCACCTTCAAGTGCACCTAAAGCAGCCATTGTTAATAGTATCAATGTAACATCAAAGCCAGTCTTTCTTACGCCAGCTTTTTGTCTTCTGTCTAGTTTATTGTAACTAGTAGAAATAGAGAACTTCTCATATCTAAGATCACTAACTATCTGAGTTATAAATCTAGAAGCACTTACATAGTATCCTTCTATGTTAGCTTTTTGGTCTCTATTGTAGAATCCTTCAACTTCTTTTTCTGCAGGAGTAAACATGTTGGTGATACCTCTCCATCTACGAAGAGTTAATGGTATCATCCACTTTCTTAAGAAGAATGCCATCTTACCAACAATATATCTCTGAGCATGTGCTTGGATGTCACTAGTATATTGACCATGCATTTCATCAATCTTACTTCTTACTAGGTTTCTAGTTTCAAATAGAATCTGAGATTGTCCACCACTCTGTGTAAAGGTAGTATGCTCAACCAAATGACTGAGATTCATCTTAACTTTACCATTTACAGTTTTGTATGATATCATTTCTCTAAGACTAGCAGCTTCTTTCTTTGTTTTCACTACCCTACCATCTTTGTTTATGAACTTACCATTCTTATTCAATACTTTTATGCTCTCTAATATGGCAAGGGTCGCCTTACCTTGCATCATATGCTCACCAGCTTTCGCTAATGGACGAAGAGTACTCATATCAGCCATAACCTCACCCTTAGTACCTGCTGCAAATGCACCTTGCACATGTTCAGGACCCATAGAATTAAAGAAGGCCATGGTTAAGTTAGTTTTAGACGTAACAACATTCTTACCCATATCTTCAGTAATACCCTTAAGGTCTTTCATATAGTCTGCAGATGCTATAGCATAGTCTGTCATATTAAATACATCTCCACCAAATGCTTCCATCCAGTTAGATATAGTACCAGAGGTTGTATTCACAACACTGTTAGCATAGTTAAATACAAGGGCTGTTGTACCAAAATACTTTAATCCATTCTTAACAATTTGCTGTGAATCAATCTTATATTTCTCTCCATCTTTTCCTCCAAAAGAAAGGGTAGCACTCTCTTTAGAGGTAATACCATACACTTTGTTTTCAAGAATACTAATTACTTTTTTATATTCGTTATGTCCTTCACCACCCTTAATGAATCTTTGTAGTTTTGATTGGGCATCCGTTCTAGGCTTCCCATCTTTACCCATTACTTGGTACTCTTTATTCTTCATAACCTCAGATATCACTATAATAGATGACTCTACGGATCTTCTTTCTTTATATTGGTTTGCAGATATCTGCTCCATTAACACCATAGTGTGTAAGTCTATAGACTGATCACTCTCAGGCAACCTAGCTCTGTTCTTTACAGGAACTCCTAATGCATTTCCACCACGGTAATCTGTAAAGTCAGCACCTTGAGTTTCATAGTCATCAGCTTGTGTTCTAACTAGTCTTGATATAGCATTCTTTGCAAGTGTTTTTGCAGACTGCCCTTCAGCAATTCTAGAAATACTACTCTTCATCATACCAGGTAGCCTCATAAATTCAACCTGTGTATTCTGATCATGTAATCTAATAAGAGACTCCTTACCTTTATGATCTTTATCAGCTACTCTCATCTCTTTCTTTAGCCTCACTAACTCAGCAAACTTCTCAGGCTGATTCTTTTTCATATCAGCAAAATCTTTATTCAGGTAGTGATCCGCAGGCTTCTCCTGTGAATATACTTCTCCTGTTTGAGATTGGTATTCAGTCTTAACTGTATTTACATCAGTCCAGTGAGAGAACTCACTTCGAGCAATAGCTTCTTCTAATGTAATAGTATGAGAATCTCCTGCTTTAGTTGTATAAGTAACATGCATTGGTCTTTCACCAGGCTTTAAGTCTGCCACTCCATCAACTGAAATACCTTTAGCACCTTTAATCTGAAGCTGTTTTTTACCTACAGGCTTTCCATCCTTGTCTACTACTTTAGAGTCATAACTAAATGAATAGCTACCTTTATCTTTAGTTATAGTAACTTCTGTGTCAGCATGCTTCTCTTTAGCTTCTTCTACATCAGATGCAGTTACTGAGAATTCTTTTCTATCCTCAAGAAACTGAGGGTCATACTTACTTGCAAAGTATCCTTGGCCAGCACTATTGAAACTATACATACCCGCATACTTTTTTCTTAAGTCACGACTATCAGAGTTTTCTATTCTTTCGTGCTCCTTGTATGCATTATGTAAGTCATAGGCAGCACTTGCTTTTTCTGTAGCAAATATTTCTGAATTATGATTAGCTTTATCAGTTATCTGTGATACTACGCCAATGTCAGTTGAGCTCATTTCTTTCTCACTCAATATACCAAATCCTATTCCACTAAGTGTGCTTATAGCAGAAATAGCTCCTTTGTTAGCTTTCTCTAATTTCGCATCATTTATCTCATCTTTGTGTTCTTCAAGTTTAGATACAACATACTCCATCTCTTGCATTTCAGTTCTACCTGCAGCATTTAATTCTGCCCAAGAACGCTTGAATGCTTCTTTGTATCCCTCTTCAGTTTGAGTATCATGTTTAGCCACCAATTGAGCATAGAACCTTCTAGATTGAGCTAACAATTGCTTCTCTATCTCTTGTTTCTTACCGTTCATTCCAGAAATAATAGACCTCATGGTCTTTAATTCTTTTTCTGATATAGCACCCTCTAAACGCATGGCTTCTGTTAAATCTTGAATCTCTTCTATAATAGTAAAAGACTCGTACCAGTTGTATGCATTTCTCAAGTTCTCATCAGTAACATCCTCTGCTCCTGTACCTCTCTCATGGAGGCGTTCACTCATTTTATTTAATTCTTTTCTAGACCAGTTAAGGTACTTGAACATAGCGTACTTTTTGTGAGCCATATTCACCTCAGTTAAGTCTACTTTTTTGTTTAGATTCTCAATAGATTGTAACC